CCTAAAGGGGCTGTTAGCGTGTCGGACTGGGAAGTGATTCCCCCAGTGGCGTAGATATACAAAATCATCTACCCGTTTTCTTTAACCCGATATTAACAATAAATTTGCCTGTTCATCCTCCAAGAGGTGTACAGAGCACGCTTAAGAAATGTCCACACTTAAGTGAAAGAGCCTTGACCGATCAGAATATCCCCCGCAGAGAGCGAGGTATTCGTAATCGTGATCGACAGGGTCTGGTTGGCTGCAGCAACGATGCTGACAGAGCCTACGGCGTTGGTCGTACCAGCGTTAACAATATCAATACCGTTCAAACGAGCGGCGGTGCCTCCAAAAGCGACACCCGATACTCCGGTGCCTGTGGCGTTAAAGCCAAGGACACCTGAGTATGGATTGACAAATGTAATGGTGGTGACGGATGTGGTCGTACCTGTAGAGACGAGCGTCGCCTGAATGTTTCCCAATTTGGTATTACCAAATGGGGCCGCATTAGTCGATGCTGCCGAGGTCCACTCTCCGTAAATTGCCGTCCCCACGGCAATATCTCCCAACTGAGGAGTCATGAGCAGAACATCATATTCGATGTAGAGTTCTCCCACGGTTGTAGTGTCTGCTTGGCCTTGAGTGCAGACAAAGAGATTTGCGGTGTCATAGAGCTTGACATCCTGGTTAGCCGCCAAAGCGCCGGCTCTTACATAGTAGGGGGCCTTCTTCATTAGGTCCTCACGTAAGCTGTCGTGACAACAGTTCGACCAGGGAGGGGAACGTACTGAGGAACGGTACGCCATAGCTTGCTGCTTTGAGGTCGGAGCAGCATCACTCGCGTCATAATCGACGCTTAGCAGGACGGTGCCCAGAGCACTCGTCGGGGCTTCTGTCTCGTAACAGATGCGAAGCTTCTCGAATCGGTAAGATTCCCATCTTGGGGCTATAGAGGATAGCCATGGGAAAGTAAGTCCGGGATTGACCGAAAACTGGTTAGCGGTAAAGGCTACCGAACCAGCTACGTCCTGGATGTACTCACGATGGCGGACCATAACGTCGCCATTGAGTCTTGCTTCGAAACGGGGCTTGGCCTGTCGTACGACATTGGCCTTTGCTACCGGAGCCTGAACGGACCGGGACATACTCGCATCGCTTTTGGCGATTGGAGCATTGGCCGACCGATTCTTGTTTCTAGGAGCCTTGGGAAGAGCATTCTTTTGCTGCTTCCCGCCTTTCTTGGATTGTTGGTTATTCATGTATTGGATGCCTGTGAACAAAGCAGGGACTATACATTCACATGAAAATACCGCGGCACAGGTGGACTGTTAATCCCACCCCCACGCTAGCATTCCTACCCGTGTAGTCTCTCGGCATTTATCGCGAGGTCTCAGAAGTAAGTAATCTTCAGAACTATTCCGGTGAGCGGCTAACTAGGCCGCCGCCGCCTGATCTAACAGCGGCAATAACCGAAGGTTCTGAAGGATTATT